TCACCGTATTCTAGTAGAACTGGCGTATGTGCATATTCCGTGCTTGCCAAGGTTGGGGTCGAGGGTTCGAATCCCTTCGCCCGCTCCAACACTATAGTGCTTCTGGCGATCGGGCTCAGTCCCGAACGCCAGAAAGCGTGCCAAGATCCCATTCATCATGATCTTCGTCTCGCCGCGGCGCTCGCCGGGGAGAACGTCGATCGACTGGATCATGGGACGCAGGACGGCCATCGCCTCCCGCCGGGCCTGGTCATCACCCTCCATCAGCCGCGATAGCTCGCCGACCGCCTTTTTATAGGCGTCGACCGCGCGCGGGTGCAGCAGCACCACGTTGTCCTCTTCCTCGATGGTGGCCAGCTTGGCGGTGACGTCGTCGCGCTCGCGCTCGAGCTTGGCCAGCCGATCGCCCAAGACCTTGGAATAGCCGTGCTCGGCGATGGCGTCGGCGAGGTTGGCGATCTCCTTCTCCAGCGCCGGCAGCCGCTTCTTCAGGTCGGCCTGGCGGCGCCCGCTCTCGACCTGCAGGCGCTTGCGCTCCTCATGATAGGTCTTGAGGTATTCGGCCAGAACCTCGGGCGCCAGCAGCTTGGCGGTGATGCCGTCGAGCACGCGCTGCTCGAGGTCGGCGATCCTGATCGTGTGTCCATTCGAGCATGCCTCGGCGCCGGCTTCCTTGCGGCGGGTACAGGCCATGCGGTCGCGATTGTTGACGGTATAGGAAGCGCCGCAGCAGCCGCAGCGCACCAGGCCCGACAGGATGTGCTTCGGCCGCCGCAGCCGATGCGTGGGGTAATGCTTGTTCTGCTGCTTCAGGCGCTGCACGCGCTCCCACAGGGCGTCGGGGATGATGCGCAGCTCGGGCATCTCCTTGACCACCCACTTGTCGGGCGGGTTCATGCGGATCTGGTACTTGCCGGTCTCGGGATCCTTGAACTTGCTCGAGCGGTTGAACACCATCCGGCCGGTGTAGAGTTCGTTGTAGAGGAAGCCCGTCTGGCGTTGACGGTTTCCGTTGATGGTCGACGCGAACCATTCGCCGCCGCTCGGCGCCGGGATGCCGCGGCGGTTGAGGTCGGCGGCGATGGCGCGCGGGCTTTCCCCCCTGGCGAAGCGGTCGAAGATCTCGAAGACGACGGGCCCCTGCTCCGGGTGGATCTCGCGCAGGCCCTTGATGACCTCGCCCCTGGCGTCGAACTCGCGCTTCAGGCGGTAGCCGTAGGCCAAGCCTGCCTGCGCCAGCCCCGCCTCGGCGCGCCCGATCTGGCCGCGCTTCACCTTGGCGGCCAGCTGCTTCAGGAACAGGGCGTTCATGGTGCCCTTGAGCCCGATGTGCAGCTCGTTGATCTCGCCTTCTTCGGAAGTGAACAGCTTGACGCCGAGGAACTCCAGCCGCTGGTAGATGGTGGCGGTGTCCGCCTGGTTGCGCGACACGCGGTCGAGGGCCTCGGCCATCACCGCGTCGAAGCGCCCGCTCTTGGCGTCCTCGAGCAACCGCATGCAGGTCGGCCGGGTGATCAGGGCGCCGCCCGAAATGGCGTATTCGGGATAGACCTCGGCGACCTCGCCCCCCATCTCGGCGATCTTGGCGCGGCACAGCCGCACCTGATCGTCGATCGAGTGCTCACTCTGGTTGTCGTCGGAATAGCGGGCGTAGATGGCGAAACGCATGAACGGTTAGTCCCGGGTGGTGGCCAGCTTCCGGGCCTCCTCCTCCTCGCGATGATGAGCCCGTGCCACCGCACGCGCAATGATCCTGGCGAGCTCAAGGATGCCCTGCTCGGGATCTGGCGGCGGCGACACGGGGTCCGCAAGGGGAGAAGTGACACGACGGGGCATGGTGGGTGGGCCTACTCCGCCGCCGCCGAGGCCGCGATCGCGGCATCCTCGATGTCACGCTGCGCCGGCAGCAGGATCTCGGGGATGGCGACCTGATAGTGACGGGCCAGCGCCACCACCAAGGGCGAGATCCCGCCTTCGCTCCAATAGGCGACGTTGAAGCCGGCGGCGATCGTCTCGGCGATCGCGGTGGCCATCGCCTCTTCCGGCATCTGCAGCAGGATCGCCCATATGGTCGCGGGATCGCTGTCTTCCTTGAAGTTGTGGCGGCCCGACCACTGAGCGACGGGTCCGACATGGCCGGCGAGTTTCGACAATGCGCCGCCGTTGACGAGGTTCTTCAGGAGCCCGTCCCCGCTCAGTCCGCGCGCCGGCGACTTGTGCCGATGAGTGGCCCCGAGTTCGTAGAAGTAGAGCCGCATGGCCATGGCCGGGTCGGATGCGATAAGGGGCTGCAGGTCGGCCCGCAGGCGCTCGCACGCCTTCTGTCGGGCTTCCTGCTGCTCCTGCTCCGCGCGGCGCCGTTCGACCTCGGCCGGGTCTTCGTGGCGGTTCTCCCTCTTGGCAAGGCCCTTATGGATTTCGACGATGCCGCTGTAGTTGCTGAAATGGACCACGGCGCCGGCGGTCCCGTCATCGACCTGGTCGTAGCGGTAATGCGAGAACGAGTAGCTCTCCTCGAACTCGGCCCATGCCCACACCTTCTTCAGCTCGGCGGCTTTGGCCTTGGCAGCGGCCCGCTGCAGCTCCATGAACTGCTTCTTGTCGGCGAAGTACCGCGTTCCCGTCTCGGGGTTCTCGACGATCTGGCCGGTGTATGCGGCTTCCTCGAACACGGCCCGGCTCACCGGCACCAGGTCGCCGGTGATCGCTTCGCGCAGGCGCTCGGCGCTCCAGGCTCCGACGCCCTTCTTCAGCAGGTCCCTCTGCTGTTTGAAGTCGGCCATGGTGAGGTGGCGCGCATGGGTGAAGGTGATCTTTCCATCGCGCAGCGCCTGCTGGATCTCGGGCGCCAGCCGCTCGACCAGCGCGAGGCGCTGCTGGACGAACCGCTGGCCCTTGGGCTTGCCGATCGCCTCGGCGATAGTGCGGGTGGTCCACTTCGCCGGATCCAGCTGCTGCAGTTGGGCGAACGCGGCAGCTTCCTCCATCGGGTTGACATCGACGCGCTGCAGGTTCTCGAGCAGCGCCAACGCCAGATGCTGGGCGGCGTCGGCCTGAATGATCCGAACGGGCACCCCGTTGTCGCGGATCTCGATGGGGAGGCGGGCTTCGCTGGCCATCAGCTCGAGGGCTCGCCAGCGGCGCTCGCCGGCGACGATGCGGAAGAGGTCGGGCTTCTCCTCATCGGGTCGCACGACCAGGTTCTGCAGCAACCCCTGGGCGGCGATGCTGGCGGCAAGGTCGCGGATGCCTTCGTCGTCGAAGGTGCGGCGCGGGTTTAGGAGCGACGGCTGGATCTGCAGCAGGGGAATGCGCCGCAGGGCGGGATCGCTGGTCGCGGCCGCCGGCGCGGGGGTGTCGCCGGCGGGGGCGTACTTGCCGTGGCGCAGGCGGGAGATCAGCGAGGCGTCGACGCCGTATTCCTTGGCGAGGCCGGCATTGGTGAGGTCGGGGTCGGCGGCCAAACGGGCGCGGATCTCGTCCATCTGTTCGGGGGTGAGCTTGCTCTTGGGAGGCATGGTCGGTCTCCTAGCGAACGGCGTTCGCCGGGTCGGCGTCGGCGTTGAGGGTGACGGGGCGGCGGGCCTGCATGGCGAGGGCCGCCGGGTAGAGGTCGCGGATCTCGTCGGGGTGGAAACCGCGGCGCTGCAGGGCGGCGTCGGTGACGGTGCCGTGCAGGAACAGCTCGGCCGAGATGGCGGCGGCCAGGTCGCGGGCGCGGGCGTAGCGGTTGGCGGGGAGCTTCGTCATGGCGCGCCTACCAGCCCGGATACAGGGCGACCAGCTGGTGCCAGTCGGCACGGGCCTGGTCGTCGGCGCGGATGACCGGCAGCGCCTCGGCGGCGTGCCAGTTGGACCAGCGGCCGAGCCAGGTCTTGTCGTCGGCCGCGCCGCGGTACAGCGTCACGATGGTCGCCACCAGCATGCGCTGCAGATCGCTCATCCCCTTGATGGCGGCCTTGAAGGCCTGCATGTCGCGGTCGCCCTGGGCGCCCTCGGCGTAGCCCAAGGGGCGGAAGGTCTCCAACCGCTTGGGCTGGTCGGGTTCGAAGTAGAAGCAGCCCCACAGCTGGTGACGGTTGCACAGCTGGGCGAGATGCGCCGCGAACGGCCCGCGGTTGCTCCAGAACGGGGGCTCGACCTTGGCGCCGCCGATCGCGGCCAGGGCCATGGCCTCGTCCTCGTCCATGTGCGGCCGCTTGGCGACCAGGTCGACCAGGCGCGTCTTGGGAAAGCGGCCGCGGGCGAAGGCCGGGCTGATGGCGGCGATGGCGGCCAGCGCCACGGGCATGCGGGAGTGATGGACGTAAGCGGTCTCGGCTAGGCTCATGTCGGTGAACTCGAGCGAGCCGTCGTCCTGCAGCTCGATGCCGAACTCGGCAAGGATGTCTTCGGTGCTCATGGTCGTGTTGCCCCTCCGTGGGCGAAAGCGGGTCCCCTACTGGAAAAGAAGCCCCCGGCAACGTCCGTTGGTACGCCGGGCGGCGAAAAAAATTTTCAGCCGGGGTTGGTGGTGGCGGGTCGGGGCCTATGGCCCCGGGCCCGGAGATTGACCTGGGTGGCGAAGGCATCGGCTTCGCGCGGGCTGAGGCAGGCCATCTTGATGACGGGGCCGTCCCCGTCGGGCGACGGCCACCAGGTCAAGAGCCCGGCCGCCTGCAGCTGGGCGAGCGAGGCCTCGACATAGACGAGGCCCCGATCGGTGATGACCCGGGCGGTCATGCGCCGGCGTCCTTACCGGGCTCGACGCCGTCCATGGCATCGAGAGCGGCGTTGTATTCCACCCAGGTTTGGAGCGACCACGGGCGCGCGCCCGTTGCGTCCTCCTTCAGGCAGTTGCCGTGGTAGGCGGCCATGAACGCCCGCAGCCCGTGCTTCCCGTAGTGAGCGGGATTGGCCTTGGCCGCTGCCAGGAATTCCCGGAGCGGGGCCGTCATCAGGCCCTCGCCGCGCGGCCCACATGGCAGGCCGTGCCCGACGCCGGTTTCCATGCGTCCGAGGTGGCCCGGATTGTCGGTCCACCAGCAGGTGTTCATAGCGAAGTACGCCGTCGGCTGAACGCTGCGCTTCACCTGGTCGAAATCGACTATTGGGACGATGAGGATCATGCGAAGAACCAGTCCAGAGGGCGGCCGACGGCGGTCGCGATGGCGTGAAGGCGGGACGCCGAGACGCGGTTGCGGCCGCGCTCGTACATCCGCACCTGAGCCCAGGTGACGCCGCATTCGCGGCCGAGGCGGTCGAGGGTGAGCCCGCTGGCGATGCGGGCCTCCCGGATGCGGGCGCCGATCTGCCGGTCGACCGGGCCGACGCGCGGGATGAAGGGGCGCTTGCGCTCCATGGGCTCCCCCTATTCGCCCTCGGCGACCGGCCCCGCCTCATCGGCGGAGACGATCTCGACGCGTTCGACCGGGTATCGCAGGATGTTCCCATCCTCGAACTCGACCAGGTCGCCAGCCAGCCAGTCCGGGTCGCCGGACGCGGGCGCCACCTGGCGGCCGTTCCAGCACCATCCCTGGAAGGGCTGGGTGTCGACGATCTTCCCGCCCTCGATGTCGAAGCGCAGGAAGTCCTGGCCGTGGTCGGCCAGGTGCAGCCGGATGCGATCTCCCATGGCTCGCCCCTACTCGGCCGGCGCCGGCGTGGGCGCCAGCGACTTAATCAGGGAGTAGATGCCATCGCGGGTGTTCTCGTCGGCGATGGACTTGAAGTTTCGCACCAGTTCGAGGGTGCGACGGTCGGCGAACTCGCCGCCGTCGAAGGTGTGCGACGGCGGCGCGGTGCCGGCGACCACGGCGGCCGGGCTGGCGGCGGCGACGGCGGCCGGCATGTCGTCGAAGAAGAAGCTGACGGGCACGTCCAGCACCCGGGCCAGATCCCACAGGCGCGAACCGGAGCAACGGTTGGCGCCGCGCTCGTACTTCTGCACCTGTTGGAACGTCAGCCCCAGCTTGTGGCCGAGGGCCTCCTGGCTGATCCCCAGCAGCACCCGACGCAGCCGGATGCGCGAGCCGATATGGACGTCGACGGGGTTGGGGGCGCCGTCATCGAGACGGCCGCGAGAGGTGCGACGGCGCTTGGACGCAACCGGCACACGCGACGGGACAGATGCGGACATGGAAACGGAACTCCATCAGGTTGTGATGGAGGGACAATGTCACGTTACGTGACACGCGGCAAGCGCCATTTGTCACCCTTTGTGACATTGGGCTCGCCACGGTGTGGTGATCCGCTTTGAGCCCGATAGCGCCTTATGGGAAGTTCAACCATCAATAACCGTTTGGGTGAATGCGATGGTGATCCCGGACCTATTTAGGTTCAGGCGAGAGTTCCCTCTCATTCGGACCTTCTTTGTGAAGCTGGGTCTGGTGCAGCGCTCGACGCACGTAGTTGGGCTGTCGCTCGAAGCTAACAACGGTGAGCTGCGCCTGCGGAACTACACTCGAGACAGTGAATACGCCAGCGATCGCGCGGCGCAAGAGGCGCGACGTCTGCTGGCGGCTCAGTATGTCGTCATCCCAAATGACCGTGAGATATTGGACCAGCTAGGCCGATGGTTCATTGACCTGGCTAAGCGCGACTGAGCTGCCTTACCCGCCAGCCTGGGAAGATCTGGACAATAGAGGTTCGATCTTGGTGGCCAGCGAATGGGGCATGCCGCCGAGCTGCCCTCGGTAGATCCAATCCAGCGTCACGCCGTACCTGTCAGCTAGGCGCACCACTGCCAGCGGATCTGGCATGCGGTCGCCTCGCTCCCAGTTGGTGTAGGCCGTGCGCGTTACGCCGATGCTGAGTGCCAGCTGTTCCTGCGTCAATCCGAGCGCTTCCCGCGTCGCTCGCAGACGCTGGCCAATCACCCGCATGGCGTCTGGTTTGTCCATATCTTGGGGCATGCTCACAAACTGTGACACCCCATCTTGAGGCGCACGCCACTTTTTTGTGTTGCCTGATGTCACAATGGGTGACATGTATATTGCCCATGCAGACTATAACCTTCGACGATCTGGTGCGCTCCTTCGGTGGCCCCGCCCGCATGGCGGAGACGCTGGGACTTGTCCGCACCGCAATCCCAAACTGGCGTCGGCGTGGTCGCATTCCACCCTCGCAATGGGCGGCAATTGTCGATGCTGCTGAAGCGCTTGGTATCCCCGGGGTGTCATACGACGCCCTTCGGCACATTCGGTACATGCCCGAGCCAGCGCAGGAGGTGGCTGCATGAGCTTCGCCGCTGTCGAGATGACGGGGGTTGCCGCCCCCGCCGATCCCATCAACCGCAACCACAACCGCGTTCGAGCATGGAACAACGCGGGCGGAACTTCGATGGGAAACTCCACGGTCACTTTGCGCAACCATGAGGAGTGCCCGGGCGACCGCTGGGCGGCGGCGCTGCGGCGTCGCTTCCCCGGCCAGCGGCCGGGCACCCTCGACACCAAGGCCTGCGCCATCGCCTTCGGGGTGTCGGCGCGCACCGCCGAAGGATGGGGCGGCGGGCAGGCTCCCAACCTCAAGCACCTGGTGCGGGCGTGGCGCCTGTTCGGGTGGGGCGTCGTCGCCGAGGTCCTGGGGGATGACGCCGCCGACGCCAGCCTGGCGCTCGACCGCGAGCTCGCCGAGCTCGAGGGAAGGCTGAAGCTGCTTCGCCACAATCTCGGCCAGGTTGGCACGAGGACGCGCCGATGATCGGCGTTTGGCGATGGGCGTTGGCCACCGCGCTGGCGCTGGTGGTCCTGCGGGACCGGGCCGCGCTGGCGCTGGCCAAGGGCTTTGCGGCCGCCGCCGCCGCGTTGGAGCGGGGGGTTCGCCGCCGGAAGGGAGGGGACGCATGTCGAAGGGACGCTGGCAAGCGTTGACCTCGGCCGGGACGGTCGGCACCTACGCCACCCGCCAGGCCGCGATGAACGATCTCACTCGGATGCGCCGATTGAGCGGTGCCGTGGTGCGCCATCTCGGGACCGGCGAGCGCTGGGAATGGCGGCGTGGCACCTGGATCAAGACCGATGCCGGTCGGAAGGCGGGCGCGGCATGAACCTCTCCGATCCGGCAGCCTTCCCCACGGCAATCGTGGCCCTCCTGCTCGCTCTTGCGGGGTGTCTGCTATGAGCGCGGGATTGAAAGAGGGCGCCGGCCGCCCCGCCAACCCCGGCGCCACCCACGCCGAAATCGTCGCCCTTGCCTGCCGCAAGGGCATCACCTTCCAGGCGGCGCTCCGCCTGGTGGCCAGCCGGTCCGATGAGGATGCCGGGGCGAACAGGGGGGATGCCGCATCCCCCAGCACACCAAGTCGGCCTGCGCGGCCGGCGCCGCGAGGGCGGGCGCCGGTGCGTGTCACTCCCACCCCGGCTGCCGAGGGCGTGCCCCCGGCGGACATGGGCAAGGCCGACATTGCGGCGACCTCTGCGCAAACTGCGGCCGGCGGGGGAGGCCCACGTTCGGAAGGGCACGGTGCTCCCGCCGCCGGCCGGCTTCTCACCCCCGAGGATCTCGACGCCATCGTCGAGCGGGCGTGGCGACGGACCATGGCGCGGCTGCGGCCCGACCTGGCGATCGCAGTGGGCGTGCCGGTGGAACCTACCCCCCCCGGCGGCGCTTGCGAGCCGGAGGCGGAAGGGCCGGCGAACGCCGTTCGCGTGGAAGAGCCCGCATCGGCGCCGCGTGTCCAGCTGGATCCCGACGCCGTGGCGCTGGCCGTGGTTGACCATAGCGATCTGCACCTCGCCGAGCCGCCCCCGATCGTTCGGGCGGTTCCGCCGGCTGCGGTGGTGGAGGCGTCTTGCCACCAGAAAAAAACCAAGCGATGCGGCGGTGGGGCACCGCCAGGCCAGGACAAGCCGGGGCGCCGAGCCCGGCCCGCGGAACAGGCGGGCGACGCGCACGGCTTGACCGGGACGGCCGCATCAAAGCCAGCCGGGACCGATCCCGGCCCGCAGCCGACCATTTCCGACGTCGTGGATACCGTCTCCTGTCTGGCGGCGTCGGAGCCGGAGGTGGCGCGTCCTTCGCCACCTCCGGCAACCATCCTGGATCTGCCGCCGGCGCCTCCGCCGCCGGTCGCGCCCGACGTCGTCAAGCCCGATCGTGCGGCCGAACTGGCGCAGATCGAAGCCTTCCTGGCGACCAAGGGCGCCAGCCGGGAGCCCGATTTCGGCGAGCTGCAGGAGGCCTATCGCGTCCTGAAGCGCCACGGCTACTGGCTGGCCAAGGCACCACGGGCCAGCCGCGGGCCGGTCATCTACCTGGTCAACGGCGGCGGGCGCTATCTGGCGAAGGAAGTCCGTGCCCTGGCGGCCAAACTGGAAAAGGAGCACGCGCGTGGAACGACAGCGGCTGCCTAATCGGCGCCTGTGCCTGACCGAGACCCTGGAATGGTGCGAGCACACCTGGCTGATGAATGTCGGCTTCGACGTCGATGGCCGGGTGCGCGAGGTCTTCATCGACGGCAACAAGGTAGGGTCGCTGTTCGAGGGCCTGCTCGACGACGCCTGCGTGCTGGTGTCGCACCTGCTGCAGATAGGGCGCACGCCCGCCGACCTGGTGCGGCGCCTGGGCGGATCGGAAGCCGAGCCCGCCAGCCCGATCGGCCTGGTCGCCCGCCAGCTGGCGCGGCTCGAGGCCGATGCCGGCGTCATCGTGCGCGAGGTCTATGCCCTCGCCGGCCAGCGGGGAGCGGCGGAATGACCGATTTCGACCCCACGGGCTTCGCCATCACCGAGCAGCGGCCCGGCGAGCTGCACCGTTTCTTCAACCACGCCTCGCGCCTGGTCATCGCCGCCGTCGTCGAGAGCGCCCGCCGCGGCCGGGTGTGGCCCGAGCTGCAGCGCGCGCTCGAGGACGCCGGCTTCGAGATCCGGCGCCGGCAGCAATAGGGGGGCATCATGAACCCGATCCTGATCGTTAAAGATGCTGGTCACGGCACCGCCCCACCCTGCCCTGCCGCGAAATTCGGCCCGGGCGATGTCGTCAAGGTGCGTCGGCGAGCCCACCTCAAGCACCTGCCCGGGCAAGCGGCCATCGCGGTCGTGGTGCCGCCCGGCTTCCCGGCCGAGCACGCCTTGGCGGATGCGCGTCATGAGCCGCGGCCGCTGATGACCACCATCCCGTCTCGTTCAATCACCTACATCGTCGCCTTCGACGGCAACCCCACCCCGCATCTGTTGCGGGAGACAGACTTGATCGCGACTGGCCTGCCAAAGGTGCCTGTGGGTTGGGCGGACGAGCCCGCAATCGACGCCTCGATGGAGGCTTCGGCATGACCGCCTTTTCCCACGTTATGGTCGACCTGGAAACTATGGGCGCAGCTCCCGGGTGCGCCATCCTTTCCATCGGCGCAGTGGCCTTCGATCCGGTCAATGGGCGGATGGGGCCCGACTTCTACACCGCCTTGTCGCTAGACAACTGCGTCACCTGGGGTTTGACCATCGAGCCAGGGACGGTGCTGTGGTGGATGAGGCAGTCGGAAGCCGCCCGCAACGAAGCCATGGGCGGCGACCAGATGTTACCCCTGGCGCTGGCCGACTTCGCCGCCTGGTTTTCCGAATATATCGGCGCCCAGTATTTCTGGTGCCATGGGGCAACCTTCGACGCTCCCATTCTCAGTGCGGCCTACCAATGTGTGGGGCGGGAAACACCGTGGAAGTTCTGGGACGTGCGGGACACCAGAACATTGTACGACCTTGCGAGGGTGAAGCCCGACCGCGCGATCGGCACCCATCACAATGCCCTCGACGATGCCCGTGCCCAAGCGATGGCGGTAGTCGAGGCATATCGCCGCCTCGGCCTCGTGCCGACCACCTGTGCGGGGGCGGCCAATGCGTGACCTTTACCTCGTCGACGCGTTTCGCGACACCAGCCCGGCGGTCATCGCCCATTTCGGCTGGGGGGGGGATGGCACCTGCGGGGTGTTCATCGTCTCCTCTCCGGTCGACCGGGCGCCGCTGCGGGTGATCGCCAGTGTGGGCGAAGGATGGGACCATGTGTCCGTCAGCCGGCGCAACCGCTGTCCCAACTGGACCGAGATGGAGCACGTCAAGCGCCTGTTCTTCCGCGAGGACGAAACGGCCATGCAGTTGCACGTCCCGCCGGCCGACCACGTCAATCTGCATCCCCACTGCCTGCACCTGTGGCGCCCCCACAACGTCGAGATCCCGCGTCCTCCGGCCGACATGGTCGGTCCTGTCGGCGGGTGAGCCATGGACGCGCTTGAGCTCCTCGAGCAGCGGTCGGTGCTGCAGCGCTGGGTCGAGACCTATACCGGCACGCAGGGGCGGGCGCCGTTCGTGCGTGAGGCGGCGGCCGCCCTGCGGATGACCGAGGCTGCGATCGCCGAGCTGGTCGACGACGCTTTCTGGATGTACCTGGCCCATCCCGGCCGGGCGCTGGGCGCGCGCACCATCGAGCTCGAGGGGGAATGATGGCCGCTACCCCCCCCTGCCGCGGTACCGCCCGCCGAGAAAATCCAATCTTTTGCCTGTCACGGCCGAAAGGAGAGACAGGCATGGCCATTGGTAGCGGGTCGGGGGTGTCGTTGCGATGACGCCCGCGGACTGGCAGGAACTCTATGACCTGGGATTTTCCATCTTCCCCCTGCAGCCCAAGGGGAAGCGCCCGGCGCTGAAGTGGGAAGAGTACCAGGCGCGGCGGCCGACCGAGCAGGAGGTGGCGCGCTGGGCGTCGGGCGCCGGCCGGCCGAACGCGTTCAACGTGGCGGTGGCCACCGGGCAGATCTCGGGCGTCATCGTGCTCGACACCGACACCGAGGAGGCCGAAGAGGAGGTGGCCAAGCGGGGCACGCCGGCGACGCCGACCGTGCGCACCGCCAAGGGCCGCCACCGCTATTACCGCCATCCCGGCTTTGAGGTCCGCAACTTCGCCCGCCGCATCCCCGGCACCGACCTGCGCGGCGACGGCGGCTATGTGGTGGCGGCCGGCTCGATCCACGAGACCGGCGTGGTCTATGAATGGGAGGTCCATCCCCGCGACGTTCCCTTCGCCGATCCGCCCGACTGGCTGCTCGAGCTGCTGAAGCCCGCTCCGGTGTCGGAGCCCCCCCCTCCCCCGGCTCGGCCGACCAATGAGAACGCCTATGCCGAGGCGGCCTTCGACAAGGAATTGTCCAGCCTGCGCCGGGCCCAGCAGGGCGGCCGCAACGACCAGCTGAACCGCTCGGCCTTCAACCTTGGCCAGCTGGTCGGCGCCGGCGCGCTCGAGCGCGGCATCGTCGAGCGGCACCTGCTGTCTGCGGCGATGGCCATCGGCCTGACCGAGGACGAAAGCCTGGCCACCATCAAGAGCGGCATCGAGGACGGCATGGCCGATCCGCGCCGCATCCCCGAGCGTACGGCCCGGCGCCAGCGCGTCGGCGGGGTGATGGCGCCCTATCCCGACGAACCGCCGCCCGATTATGAGGAGCCGCCCCGGGGTGGCGGCGGCTATTCGCAGACCTATTCGCCGCCGGCACCGGTGGCCGACATCGAGGAAGAGCGGCGCCGGCGGCGGCCGCCGGGCCCCGAGCCGGTGCGGCTGACGGCGCTGGATCCGATCGCCTGGGCGGGCAAGCTGCCGCCCGACCGCCAGTGGATCGCGCACGACTGGATCCCGTGCCACACCACCACGGCGCTGTACGGCGACGGCGGCGTCGGCAAGACGCTGCTGGCGCAGCAGCTGCTGACGGCGGTGGCCAGCAACCGCGCCTGGTGCGGCCTGCAGGTGAAGCAGGTCAAGGCCATCGGCTTCTTCTGCGAGGACAGCGCCGACGAACTGCACCGCCGGCAGGACGCCATCTGCCGCGGCCTCGACCTCGGCCTCGGCGATCTCGAGGACTTGCGGTTCTTCTCGCGCGTCGCCGACGACAACCTGCTGATGACCTTCGACGCCGACGGCACCGGCCGGCGCACGCCGCTGTGGGAGGCGTTCCGCCGCGCGGTCCTCGACTTCGGTGCCCAGCTGGTGGTGGTCGACACGGCAGCCGACGTGTTCGGCGGCAACGAGAACATCCGCAACCAGGTGCGCCAGTTCATCGCCATGCTGACGTCGCTGGCCATGGAGATCGACGGCTCGGTCATCCTGTGCGCCCATCCCTCGGTGTCGGGCATCGCCAGCGGGCACGGCTTCGCCGGCTCGACCGCCTGGAACAACTCGGTGCGCTCGCGCCTCTATCTCACCCGCCCGGGCGACGAAGGCGACCAGGAGGACGCCGACACCAACGAACGCATCCTCACCCGCATGAAGGCCAACTATGCCGCCTCGGGCGAGGCCATCCGCCTGAAATGGGACGATGGCGCGCTGATGCCGATCGAGCGCGAGACCGGCTTCTTCGGGGCGATGGAGCGCGGCCGCGCCGAGACCGCGTTCATCGAGGCGCTGCGCAAGCTGGAGAAGCAGGGGCGCGAGGCCTCGCCCAGCGTCAACGCCGGCTCTTACGCGCCCAAGCTGATCAAGGCCATGCCCGAGGGCAAGGGCCACCGCCTGGAGGATCTGCGGCGGGCGATGGAGACCCTGTTCGCCGACGGCCGCATCACCGTGGTCGAGGTCGGGCGCCACAAGTCGAAGAGGATCGTCGTATGCGACAAGAAGTGACCTTGGCGCGAACGGCGTTCGCCTCCCTGCTCCGGTGTGCTCCGGTGTGTTTCCAACATCCTGAAGGCACAGGAGTTTTCGGCTTTGCCCGGGGCCGCTCCGGTGTCCGCCGCCCCCGCCCGGCCGCTGGCTTCCGGGGTCTCCTGCAAGCCATTGATCGGGCTGGCCTTTCCGCCTCGGACTGGGGGCTTCCGCTCCGGTGTCGGGCGCCCGCCCGCTCGGCCCGCTGTCTGGTGGTTGCCGGGGTCGGATTGCAAGCCATTGAGCGGGCTGCGTTTCCGGCGATGCACGCTCCGCGCGAGGATGGGGCGGGGGCGGCTTGGGACAGGAGTCCGGTGTTCCGCAAGCCGTTGATTTCGTTCTGTTCCGCTGTGTCTCGCCGGAATGCTCCGGTGTCTCGCAAGCCCTTGTTTTTCCTTAACAATCCTATGCTCCGGTGTGTCCCTATAGATACTACGTATCTATTACCAGGGGCCCGCCCATGTTGCGGCGGGGCCCCTTGTGCCTCCGTGGATACAGGGCGCTCGGCCGGAGCGAATAAAAAATGGGGGTGATATTCGGATGACCGACATCGCCAAGGGCATGAAGACGGCCGTCGCCACCGTCGCCGATCCGGCGGCACCGCCGGTCGAGGCGCCGCAGCAGGCTCTCCTGCCGCTGCTGCCCGCCGACCAGGTGGCGGAGCTTCCCGAGGGCACAGCGGAGCGGCGGGCGGCCATCGCCAACGCACCGCGCGGCCGGGGCCGGCCTCCCGGGGCAATCAACAAGACGACGGCGGCGTGGCGGGACTACCTGCTGTCGCGCTACCGCTCGCCGCTGGAGGCGCTGGCCGAAACCTACTCGCGGCCCGTCGAGGACCTGGCGCAGCAGCTCCAGTGCAAGCCGGTCGAGGCCTTCAAGATCCAGGTCCAGGCGGCGGCCGAGCTGGCGCCCTACCTGCACGGCAAGATGCCGGTCGAGGTCAACCTGCAGGGATCGGCGCCTATCTTGCAGATCGTGGCGCCCGAGGCGGCGATGGCCTTCTACCAGGTGCAGGGCGGTGGCGCCGGGCCGCTGCTCGACATGCCGGTCGGCGAGGTGGTCGACGGTACAACCGCGCGTGCTTCCGAGGGGGATGATGATGCGTCCGGGCAACAGTAAAGGGCAAGTGAAACACCAGGGCGCCTCGGCCTCGGCGGAGGTGCTTTTACTGGCCTTGCGCGGGGTGTCGCGCCTGGGCGCCGTCGAGGACTTCGCGGGCACTTCGCGAGGACTTCGCGTTCGGCGACATAATAGCCATTATGACGTCTACCTTCGAGCGAGCAGCGACGACCTGGCGCCGGCCGCGCCCGACCTGGCTCGCCTTGATGCGGCCGGGCGATGCCGGGCGAACGCGGAGCGGGCGACCCCCCCCAATCGCCGAGGCCGGTTGTCTTCCCCCCGGGGAAAAAGGGCCCCGGAATTTCCGGGGGACCTGACCGACCGGACACCGGAGCCCCTGGGCACCGGAGAGCGGAGCGGCCTGCCGGCGAACGGCGTTCGCACAGCGGAGCGGGGCCGGTCATGAGCGGGCAACGCAAACCCTACATGCCGCCGGGCCCGGTGAGCTCGGCCTTCTACGGCTCCCGCGCCTTCATCGAGTTCGTCCAGGGGCCGCTGGGCTCGGGCAAGTCGACGGTCTGCGGCGCCAAAGGGGTGCTGGTGACGCAGTGGCAGAACCCGTCGCCGGTCGACCGGGTCAAGCGGGCGAAGATCATGGTGGTGCGCGACACCTACCGGAACCTGGAAAAGACCACTCTGCCGACCTGGTTCAAGCTGGTGCCGAAGGATGTCGGGCACTTCACCGGCGGATCCGGCGGCGTGCCGGCCGTCCACACCATCCGCTGGGACTTCCCCGAGGGTGGCCCGGCCCGGGCGGCCGAGATGACGATGGAGTTCGTCGGCGTGGGCGAGCATCGCGCCGAGGACGTGTTCTCCTCATGGGAAGGCACCGCCGTCTGGATCAACGAGGCCAACCTCGTGCCCGAGGAGGTGATGAACTACGCCCTGCAGCGCCCGGGCCGCTATCCCGGCGCCGACCACGGGCTGTGCAATTGGTGGGGGGTGTGGGCGGATTTCAACGCCCCCTCGGTGACGAACTGGACCTACCGCTGGATTAGCCGCGGCCAGTCGGGCGGGCTCGAGAAGCAGCTGCGCGACGCCGGCGTCGACCTCGACGCCCTGCTCAAGACCCACACCAAGGTGTTCGAGTATTTCCGCCAGCCCGGCTGGGGCGAGCCCGGCACCGAGAACCTGCAGCACCTGCCCGAGAACTACTACGCCCTGCAGGCGGCGATCTTCACCATGAACGGGCAGACCCACTACATCACCACCAAGCTCAAGAACCAGTTCGGCCCCGACCGTTCGGGCAAGGTGGTGTTCCCCGAATTCGCCGACCATCGCCATGTGGCGCCCGAGGCCCTGGCGCCGATCCCCGACACCGTGCTGAAGATCGGCGCCGACGCCGGTCTCACCCCCGGCGCCGTCATCACCCAGGAAGACCCGAAGGGGCGCATCCTGGCTCTCGACGAACTGGCGCCGCCGTCCGGCGAGGTGTGGGGTGCCAAGCGCTTCGGCGAGGAGCTCAACCGGCTGCTGGCCCGCAAGTATCGCGGCTGGCGGTGCGAGGGCTGGTGCGACCCGGCTGCCGGCGCCCGGTCGTCCACCGATGAGCGCTCGTGGGTCGACGTCATGCGCTCCGTCACCGGCATCGCCTGGCGGCTGGCCCCCACCAACGGCCTGCTGAAGCGCCTCGAGGCGGTGCGCGCGCCGCTGTCGCGGCTGATCGACGGCGACGTCGCCTTCCTGCTCTCCCCCACCTGCGAGCGGCTGCGCGAAGGTTTCAACAGCACCTACCGCTTCCGCAAGCTGCAGGGCTCCGAGGAGAACTACACCGAGGAGCCCGAGAAGGGCCCGGCCTCGCACCTCCAGGACGCGTTGCAATACGCCATGCTCGGCCATGGCCAGCACCTCGAGGCCGAGGGGCGCCGCGGCGCGGCGGCGGGCAACAGCCGCCCGGTGCAGGCCTCCGTCGACTGGGATCCGCTGGCATGACGCGCTGGCTCATCGTCTTCTGCGACGCCAAGGCCGCCCCAGGAAATGCGCGGCTTTCGCTGCGCGACCATATGATCGAAATCATGTTCCGCCGCATGCGGCCGGGCTTCGGACATTGCTTCGCCGCCCGGCCCCTTCCCGGCGGCCCGTGGTTGGTCGTCGAGCCGTTGTCGGTCGGGCTCGACGTCCACATCGCTTCGGCCGACTTCCCCCACTGGTTCGACGGCGAGCTCGCCGCCGGCCGCTTCCGTGCCGTCTGGGCGAACGCCGTTCGCCAGGTCGAGGCCCGCTTCCTGGGTCTCGGCGTCCTGTCCTGTGTCCGTGTCGTCGAGGCCTTGCTGGGCCGCAAGACGGGTGCCCTCACCCCCTACCAGCTCTACCGCAACCTGACCCGAGAGGAGGAACCCATGGGTGGTTTCTTTGGCGGCGCTCCCAAGGCGCCGGAACCCGATACCAGCTACATCGACGAACAGCGGGCGAAGAACGCCGAGAAGGAGGCGCAGCTCGAGCGCGAGAACGACGCCCGCCGCCGGTCCCGCCGCGGCCGCGCCGGCGCCGGCCGCAACCTGCTGCGCTTCGATCCCGAGGCCGGTGCCCCGGCGTCGACCGGCGACACCGACAAGATCGGCGGTTGACCGTGTCCGCCGCCAAGCCCGGCAGCTCCGCTGCCTTTGGACGGTCGGGCGGCTCCGCCGCCGGGGCCGCCCGGGATCCCGTGTTGCGCCGCTACGACAAGGCCAAGGGCCGGCGCGACGCCTTCAACGCCCTGTTGCAGGACGGCTACGACCTGGCCCTGCCCGGCGCCGACCCGACCGGCACCCGTCCCGAGGGCGCCAAGTCGGACGTCCAGCTCTACGAGGGCCAGGGCATGCGCTCCGTCACCACCCGGCGGGCGCGCATGCACAACCAGCTGTTCCCGCCCTTCGACGACGCCATCGTCGAGTTCGAGCTCGAAGGCCTCGACGCCGACGACATCGAGGACGATGCGCTGTTCGAGAAGGTGCAGGAGCATCTCGCCAAGCAGGCCCGCAAGGCGCAGCGCGCCGTCACCAACTCGAACTTCCATCTCGAGATCCCGCTGGCGCTGGGCGACAGCCTGGTGAGCACCGGGGCGCTGATGGTCAACCAGGGGCCGTCGCTGCTGCGTCCCCTGGTGTGCGAGGCGGTGCCGATCGCCCAGCTGGTGCCCGAGGAAGGGACCTTCGGCATCCTCGAGACGGTGTTCCGGCCGCGGTCGGTGCCGTTCCGCGACATCGAGATCCTGTGGGACGACGCCGCGATCCCGGCCGAACTGGCCGAGAAACACAAGGATGATCCCGACGCCAACGTCGCGGTGCTCGAATGCCAGATCCACGATCCGCGGAAGGAGACCTACCAGTACTTGGTCTACGTGGCCGAGGGCGAGCGGCGCATCGTCGAGCGCACCTACACCTCGCCGCCGATCATCGCCTTCCGCATGGGCAAGTTCACCGGCGAGGTCCTCGGGCGCGGGCCGGTGTTGTGGTGCCGGGCCGACCTGAAGACGGCCAACGCGGTCAAGAAGATGCACCTGCAGCATCTCTCGATCGCCGCCGCCGGGATCTGGCAGGCCGACGACGATGGGGTGATCAACGTCTCGAACATTCGCCTGGTGCCGGGAACCATCATCCCCAAGGCGGTCGGCTCCCAGGGCCTGCAGCCCCTGCAGTCGCCGGCCCGCTTCGACGTGTCGCAGATGCACCTCGAAGAGCTGCGCCGGGGCATCAAGGAAACCATCGAAGGGCCGCCGCTCCCCGGCTACGACCAGGACCGCCCGGTCGCCTACGCCTTCCAGGCGGCGGAACGCAATCGCGCCGAGGTCGAGGTGCCGCAACACCTGCGGCTCTATTTCGAGCTCGACATGCGGTTCTGGCGCCGGGTCATCGACATCCTGTCGAACCCCGCCATGGCCGGCAGCCCCTACGCCATCGAGCTGTTCGAGCTGGATGGGCGGATGGTCCGGCCGATCCCCAAGAACCCCCTGGTGCGCCTGCAGGAGAACCAGAAGGCGCTCCAGGCCATGCAGGCCCTGCTTGAGGTCCTGCAGATCGCGCCGAACGCGGCGCAGCAGCTGGCGGACACGCCCAAGTTCCTGCGCCGCTACCTGCTGATGCGGGGCTTCCCCGCCGACTGCCTGGTCACCGCCGACAAGCTGCGAGAGCTCCAGCAGCAGGCCGAGCGCGAGCGGGCCGCGATGATGGCCGGCGCCCAGCAGGGGTTCTCGGCGGCGGCGCAGATCGGCGGCACCCCCGAGGGCCAGGCGGTGGTGCAGACCGCCGCCAAGGCCATGGGGGGCGCCAATGGCTGACGTCGATCCCTGGCTGTTCCCCGAGGCCGGCGAGACCGCCGAACTCGAGCAGGGCTTCCGCGATCTCGCCCGGCTGTTCGCCCGGGTGTTCCGCGGCAAGGACGGCAAGGAAGCCCTCGCCTGGATCCGGGGTGTCACCATCGAGAAGGTGACGGGCCCGGGCTACGACCAAGCCGCGCTCAAGCATCTCGAAGGCCAGCGTTTCCTGGCCGCGCGCATCATCAAACTGGTTGAGGAAGGACGGAAGGAATGAGCGAAGAAGCCATGGTTGACCTCGGCGCCGCCGAGGCCCCGAACCCCGCGGCGGCCGATGCGGTCGCCACCCCCACTGCCGCCGCGGCCGCGGCCGGCGATGCCGCCAGCGCCGGGGCCGCCGCTGCGTCGCCGCGCACCATCGAGGTCGAGGGGCAGCAGTTCGAAGTCCCCGAGCAATACTGGGACGCCAAGGCCAACGCCCCCAACATCGGCGCCCTGGTCAAGGCCAACCAGGACATGCGCACCAAGCTCGCCGCCCGGGCGCCGGAAGCCTACGACCTGACGGTGCCGGAGGAGTACAAGGCCGCGCTCAACCTCGACCCCAAGGATACCCTGGTCGCCGAGGGCCTGGGCATCCTGAAGGAGGGCAACGTCGACCAGGCCACCGCCTCGAAGCTGCTGGCCTGGATGGGCAAGCGCGAGGCGGCGATGGCGCAAGCCGACGCCGAGGCTGAGGCGGCGGCGGCCGCAGCCAAGACCAAGCTGGTCGAGACCTTGGGTGGCGAGGCGCAGGTCGCCGACCTCAACAAGTGGCTGACGGCGGTCGCCGGCGGCCAGCCGGTGCGCACCACCATCGAGGGCGCGCTCGCCCTGGCCAAGTGGCGCGCCAGCCTCGGCGAAAAGGGGGTGCCGTCTGCCCGCGACGTCCCCGGGGCGGCGGCGCCGCTCTCCCAGGAGCAGCTGCGGGCCATCATGGCCGAGCCGGATTACTGGTCCAACCCGGCCAAGCAGAAGCAGGTCGCCGAAGGCTATGAACGGCTCTTTCCCTCGGGTGGCGCCGACAGCCTCAAGCCCGGGGTGCTGTAGGGGCTTGACAGCCGCCTGAAAGTTTGAAACGAGGCGGATAGCGGCCCTATCCGCCTCGCCGGACCCGCCACCCCTCCGCAGGGGGTCAAACCTGCGGCCGCGGCATATCGAGGCATGCGACCCGCGCGTACCTGCCCGCCAGTCCCGGCGTCACGGGACCAGCAAGGGGGTCGGTGCGCGCGGGTTTCCCGTCTCCGGCCCTTCAGGTCAACCACCCGAGGGCAATGCCATGAGCACCAGTATCATCAACGCCTTCTCCAAGCAGTACGGAGACCAGGTGCATGTCGCCTACCAGCGGCAGGGCACCAAGCTGCGCAACACCGTGCGCCAGCGCAACAACGTCAAGGGCGCCATCGCCGTCTTCCAGAAGGTCGGCAAGGGCTCGGCCAGCACCAAGGCCCGCCACGGCAAGGTGCCGGTGATGAACGTCGACCACACCCCGGTCGAATGCCAGCTGTACGACTATTACGCCGGCGACTGGGTCGACCGCCTGGACGAGATCAAGGCCGACGTCGACGAGCAGAAGGTTCTCACCGACGCCGGCGCCTACGCGCTCGGCCGCAAGACCGACGAAATCATCATCGCCGAGCTCGACAAGTCCACCAACTACGCGCTGGACGGCACCACCGGCCTGACCAAGGCCAAGGTCCTCGAGGCCATGGAGATGCTCGGCAATGCCGACGTCCCCGACGACGGCCAGCGCACCGCCGTGGTCGGCTGGTCGCAGTGGGCCGAGCTGCTGCAGATCCCCGAATTCGCCGATGCCGATTTCGTCGGCGACAAGGATTTGCCGTGGAAGGGCACCCAGGCCAAGAACTGGCTGGGCACCCTGTGGATGCCCCATTCCGGCCTGACCAAGTCGGGCAGCGTCCGCTACTGCTACTGGTACCACAAGACCGCCATCGGCCACGCCTGCGGCGCCGAGGTGAAGTCGGAAATCACCTACCACGGCGACCGCGCCGCCTGGTTCGTCAACAACATGATGAGCCAGGGCTCGGTCCTGATCGATCCCACCGGGGTCGTCAGCCTGCGCTGCCTGGAAGCGTAAGGGAGGGCGGAACGATGGCTTTTCTGATCAAGGATCTTTCCCTCCTCGCCTATGCCAACGGCTTCAACCTGTGGCACTACACCACGGCCGACACGGCGGCGACCGTCGACACGGCCGGCTACTTCAACCTCGCCTCCTCCATGGTCCGCGTCGGCGACATCATCATCGCCAACGTGGAGACCGGCGGCACCATGAAGGCCGGCCTGTTCTTCGTCTCCTCCAACGCGGGCGGCGTGGTCGACGTCAACGATCTGACGCAGATCGGCAGCGCCGACACCGACTAAGGGCGATGGCCAAGCGTGACAAGTCCCCGGCGGCGAAGGCTGCCGGGGCACCCTCGCCCGATCCGGTGGCGTCCGCGCCGGATCTGCAGACCCTCACCGGCGGCACCGCTGGCGAAGCCGGCCTCTCGGCCGATCGGCCCGCCTCCGGCGGGACGGATGCCGACCTGCCCGACCCGGCGAACGCCGTTCGCCGGCCGGTCGTTGCCCGCGTCGGGCGCACCGAGGCGATCCGCCATCGCAACATCACGTTCGTGGGGAGGGCCGGCTGATGGCCCTCTCTTCCATCGCCCTCTGCGCCCGCGCCCTGCTCAAGCTCGGCTGCGCCACCATCGCCAGCTTCGATGAAGGCACCGCCGAAAGCGAGGTGGCGGCCAACCTCTACCCCAGCACCCGCGATGCCCTGCTGTCCGCCCATCGATGGACCTTCGCCCTTGGGCAGGCGACCTTGCCCCGCCTCTCCGGGGTGCCCGTCGCCGATTACGACTACGCCTATCAGCTCCCGGCCGATTTCCTGCGGGTCATCTCCGCCGGCGCCGACCGCGGCCGCGGCCTCGACTACCGCCTCATGGAGCGCCGGCTGCACACCAATGCCGACCAGGTCGTGCTGACCTACATCTTCCGGCCCGACGAAATGGCCTTCCCGCCCTTCTTCGACCAGGTGCTGATCGCGCGCCTGGCGGCCGAGTTCTGCATCCCGCTCACCGAAAGCCCGACCCGGGCCGAGGCGCTCTACCGCATCGCCAACGACGAGTTCGCCCGCGCCAAGGGCATCGACGGCCAGCAGCAGCCACCGGCCGCCATTGAAGAGTTCCCCCTGCTGGAGGCGCGCAACTGATGGCGAAGGCGCCCGTTCAGGTCTTTGGCTTCCCCTATGGCCAGCTGGATCCCGAGCTGGTGGCCCGGCCCGACCTCAAGCTCTACTACCTCGGCGGCAAGACGGTGCTCAACATGGCGCCCCGGGCCGGCGGCGGCCTCGACCGACGCCCTGGTCTCGCCTTCGACGCCGAGCTCGCCGATGCCGCCGCCGGCGCCCGGCTCGAGGAATTCGAGGGCGACAGCGGCGCCTACCTGATCGTCTTCACCAACCTCAAAGTCCATGTCTTCGCCGGCGGCGTGAAGACCTGGGAGGGCGCCACCCCCTACACGGCGGCGCAGCTCGAGGATCTGGACTGGGCGCAGGGCGAGGACACCATGATCCTCTTCCACCCCGACCACGAGCCCCGCAAGCTGGTGCGGCAAGGTGCCGACGACAATTGGGCCGTCAGCACCCTCGCCTTCAAGAACCCTCCCTCCCACCAGTTCGGGGTTGACACCACCGGCAGCGCCACCCCCTCGGCCAAATCGGGCTCCGTCACCGTCACGTCCTCGGCGACGGATTTCGCCAGCGCCGACGTCGGCTGGACGGTGGATCTCGGCAGCGGCCACGGCACCATCACCGCCAAGGCCTCCTCCGCCAGCGTGACGGTGAACCTGGTCGACGACCTGAAGGACACCACGGCCGTTCCCGCCGGCGACTGGGTGATCCAGGAGCCCGCCTGGTCGACGGCCCGCGGCTGGCCGGGTTGCGGCACCTTCCACGAGGACCGCCTGTTCATCGCCGGCGCCAAGTCGCGCAAGCGCACCGTCTGGGGTTCGCGCTCCGGCTATTACTTCGACTTCAAATGGACCGACGAGGCCCTCGACGACGAAGCCGTCGAGGTGACGCTGCTGGACAAGCGCGCGAACCACGTTCGCCGGCTCTACTCGGCCCAAAAGCTCTTCGCGCTCACCACCGGCGGCCCGTTCGTGTTCGTCGAGAGCCCCATCACCCCCGGCAACTTCTTCGCCAAGCGGCAGGGCGAGATCGGCGCCAGCAAGATCCGGCCGGCCGAACTGGACGGCGTGGTGGTCTACGTCTCCGACGGCGCCGACGGCGCCCACATGTCCGTGTTCGAGCTGGTGCCGAACGACCTGGCCGACGCCTACACCCTGAACGACGTCGCCGAGTTCGCCGCCAGCCTGGTGCGCCGGCCGGTCGACCTGGCGGCGCGGCGCGGGACCGACCGCAACTCGGCCGCCTACCTCTTCGTCATCAACGAGGACGGCACCGCCGGCGTCCTGCATTCGCGGCGCTCGCAGAAAGTCACCGCCTGGACGCTGTGGCAGACCGCCGGCCAGATGCTGTCGACCGCCGTGGTCGGCAACACCTGCTATTGCCTGGTCAAGCGCACCATCGCCGGCGCCACCCGCTACTTCATCGAGCATTTCGACGCCGACCATCTCGGCGACTGCTCGAAGCGCCTGACCGCCGGCGCTCCCCAGACCGTCTGGTCGGGGCTCGGCCATCTCGAGGGGCACGAGGTCCATGTGGTCGCCGACGGCGCCGCCGCCGGCCGCTTCGTCGTCACCGGCGGCGCCGTCACGCTGCCCGAGCCGGCGAGCGTGGTCGAGGTGGGGCTGCCTTTCTCGTGGAAGGTCGAGACCATGCCCATCGAGGCGCAGCTGCAGGATGGCACGCTGGTGGGCAAGAACGCCCGGCTTTACCGCGCCGTGGTCAAGGTCATGGACACTTCAGAAATGTGGGTCGAGGGCCAGCTCCAAGTATTCCGCCGCTTCGGCGCCGCCCATTTCGACGCGCCGGCGCCGCGCTTCACCGGCGAGGTCCCGGTGCGCCTGCTCGGCCGCGGTCGAAGCCGCACCGTCACCGTCGAGGGGCACGGCATGTCGCCCGCGACCATCCTTTCCATCACCGCTTTCGTTGCCGACTAGGAGGACGTCATGGGTGGACGTGCTGGTGTCATCCTTCCCCTGCTGGCCTTGGGTGCCGTCGGTGTCGCCACCGGCGGCTTCGGCCTGGCGGGCGCCGGTGCCGCGGCTGCCGAAGGGGCCGGCGCCGCCGCCGCAGCCGGTGCCGGCGCGGCCGAGGGCCTTGCTGCCGGTACCGCCGCCGGCGAACTGGCGGCGGGCGCCGGTGCCGAAATACTGGCGGGCGGCGCCGGCGCGGACCTGCTGGCCAGCGACGTGGTGCTGTCGGCGGCGGCCGACAACGCCCTCTACGGCAGCCTCGCCTCGCAGGCCGGGATGACCGGCACCGAGCTGGCCTCGGCGATGACGGCGCAATCCATGGCCAACGTCGCCCCGATGGTGACGACCGGCGTCACCGACGCCGCCGGCCTGTCGATCGGCGGCGTGATGCCGGCGGCGCCCGAGGCCGCCAGCGGCGGCTTCTTCACCGACCTGCTGGGCGGCCCGCTGATCGGAAGTGCCAAGGAAGGTGCGGTGCTGGGCTACGGTGAGGCGGCAGGGCTCGGCCTCACCGGGGCCAAAGCCGTGGGCTCGGCCGGACAGGCCGCCGCCCTGGCCAGCCAGCAGGAGGCGCAGCTGGAGCTGCAGCGCAAGGAAGCCGAGCTGGCGATCTCCGAGCGCGAGCTCGCCAGCCAGCAGCGGCTGCGCAAGGTGCTGGCCAGCCAGACCGTGATGTTCGGCGCTCTGGGGGTCGATCCGACCACGGGTTCCCCCGCCGCCCTGGCCTCGCAGGCGGAAGCCGACGCCGAGAACGACATGATGTCGGTGCGCACCGACGCCTACACCACCGCCGCCGCAGTCGGCTTGAAGCGCTCAGGGCTCCGGCAGGCACGCCGCGGCGCCATGGTGGGCGGGCTGATCGATTTCGGCGAGGGCGCCTGGAACGTCGCCAATTACCGCCGCCGCATCGGAGCCTGACGCCATGCGCCTCCGACCCAGCGGCACCGCCATCCCCACCTTCGAGCGGCTCGAGCGCCGCCGCATGTCGCTCGCCAACCTCGGCGCCGAGCAGGGCCCCGGCGCACCGATCGCCGCCTTCCTCGGGCGGCTCGCCGGCGGGCTGATGGAGGGCGACGCCCAGGACCGCGCCCGGGCCGTCGCCGACCAGGCCGCCCAGGCGGGCACCGCCGAAGGCGCCGCCGCCGCCGCCGAGATGCGGGCACCGGCGCTCAAGGGCGGCGATACCGTTGCCGACCGCGCCTATGATCAGGCGAACCTCGCCGCCTACGTGGCCCGGCTCGACGTCACCGTCGCCGAGCAGGCCGATCGGTTCGCGCGCGAGCACGGCACCGACGTCGCCGGCTTCACCGCCAAGTGGGACGGCATGGCCAAGGGCCTGCTCGACCAGATGCCGGGCAACCTGCGCCCCATGCTGTCGGTCGAGCTCGACAAGCGCAAGGTGCAGCACCTGCACCCGATCTGGCAGGCCGAGCGCCGCAAGACCGAGGATGCGGCCAATGCCGATCTGCTGTCCGGCATGAACCGGGCCCATCTCGACGCCTCGAATGCCTGGCGCAAGGGCGATGCCGCCGCCGCCCAGGAGGCCAGCCAGCGGTTCCTCGGCTATCTCGGCAACCGCACCGATCTTGACGAACGGGGCAAGGTGCAGGCGCGCGAGGCCTACCGCCTCGACATGCGCCGCAACGCCGTGCTGGGCGAGTTCGATCGCGAGCTCTCGCGCGGCGGCCCGGCCTCGGCCGAGCGCTTCATCGCCCACTTCGCCGCCCCCGGCATGCAGCCCGACCTGGATCCCGACCACGTCAAGAAGATCGCCGGCGAGATGGGCGTGCGCTTGCGCGACGTCGTCGACCGCAGCGAGCGGGCGCAGGCAGCCGCCGACAAAGCGAACGATCTCGCCCGCTCGCACTGGTATTCGGATTTCACCATTCGCCTGAACCGCGGCGAGCTGGGCTACGGCGACATCGAGCGGGCCTACGAGAAAGGGCTGCTGAAGCCGCACGAGCGCTCGGACGCCGTCATCAAGTTGGACAAGCGTCGTGAAAAGGATACCGAGGCCGCTGCGGCGATCGCCCGAGTGACGACAGCCTTCGCCGGCGCCGGCACGGTGCTCGATCCCAAGTCCGATGACGATCGCAAGGCCGTCAATGCCCATTTCGGCGCCTTGGCGAGCGGCTGGCAGAACCTGGATGTCGGTACCGTGACCGAGAAGACGGTCGATTACGCCCGCCGGGTCGGCATCGTGCCCGACCCGGTGAAGTCGCAGGTGCGTGGCTGGCTGAGGGCGGGCTCCGAGGATCAGAAGGTCGCCGCGTCCCAGCTGGTGCAGCAGCTGCGCAACGCCAACCCGCAGCTGCTGAAGGATTTCGCCGACGAAGATCTGCGGCAGGCCGACCTGGTCAACACCTTCTCGGGCTACGGCGTGCCGCCCGCCGACGCCGTGCGCAAGGCCGAGGAAGCCATGCGCCGGCCCAAGGGTGAGGCTGATGCGCTCCGGCAGCAATACGAGGCGGTCACCAAGTCGGACCTGCCCGAAACGTGGCTGAAGAAGCAGCTGCAACCGTCCTGGTTCGGCAATGCCGCCCTGCCTCCCGTCTTGTCCGAAGAGTTCAGCGCGTTGGCACGCGAGGAATACACCCTGCACGGCAACATGGATGCCGCGCGGGCCACCGCGCTTTCGCGCCTGCAGCGCGTCTGGGGTGTCTCCAACCTCACCAACCAGGCCGGCGCCGCCCAGTTCGCGCGCTTCGCCCCCGAGAAGTTCTACGCGGTCGGCGATGCCCCGCCGGCCGAGCAGTCCAAGTGGATGAAGGAGCAGCTGCTCGCCGATCTGCAGGGCCAGGACGGCCTGTGGGATCCGGGCACGCCGCTGGACGGCCGTCTGTGGCTGATCCCCAACCCCGACGGCGCCGCCGATCGCGAGACCGGCCTACCCCTCTACGGCGTCATGGTGCGCGCCACCGACGGTACCACGCACCTGATGCGCAAGTCGGACGGCCGGGCGCTGCTGTGGAAGCCGGACTGGGCGACCTCGCCGGCGGGCAAGCGCGCCGCCGCCGAGCAGCAGGAGGGTGTGTCCCGGGCCCGCGCGGTCCGCGCCGGGCGAGGCGCCCCCGCTGCCCTTCCCATGATGCCGTGAGGCCGCCATGCCGTTTCTCGCCGACGACGACACCTCCCCCCAAGGTCTGCCGCCCCAGCTGGAGCCCCCGCGCGACGCCCCGCGTCCCGCCTTCTGGCGCGAGACCGTGCCGGCGGCCCTGTCGCTGAACAACTCGGTGGTTTCGGTCTCCAATTGGGCGGCCGATCGCTTCCGGCCGGACACGCTCTACGACGCCCCGGCCGATCCCGGCTTCGATCCCTTCGACCACATCCAGGGCTATGAAGCCTTCGCCGACAGCTTCGTCGACGCCGATACCTTCGACGACGTCGCCCGCATCAAGCGGCGCATCGACCGCGAACAGCAAGCCCGAGCCACCCTCGGCGCGGCCGGCTGGCAGGGTGTGGTCGCGGGGATCGGCGCCGGCGTCTTCGACCCCATCAACGCCATCCCCGTGGGCGGGCAGGTCGCCAAGGGGCTTTCGGTCGGCCGGACGGCGATGGAGAGCGCCCTGGCCACCGCCCGCGCCGGCGCCCTCGGCAGCGCCGCGCAGACGGGCGTTCTGTACGCCACCCAGGAAACCAAGACGCCCGCCGAGGCGGTCGAGGAAATCGGCCTCGGCACGGTGATCGCCGGCGCGCTTGGCGGTGCCGCGCCGCTGGTCAAGGCCGCCTGGGGGCGCCTGGTCGCCGATGCCGGCGATTTCCACCCCCCGGCCTCGGGCTGGGATTACGACACGGGCGCCTTCGCCGCCGGGCAGACCCGCTCGGCGGCCGATGTCATGCCGTTCGTGCGCGAGCATGTGGTCGGCAAGCCCAAGGGCGAGCACATCCCGACCCCGGCCTTCCATCTCGGCGGCATCGAGGACGCCTGGCATGGCCGCCTCGCCCGGGTCAATCCCGATTTCGCCGCCGTGCCGCCCGACATGTTCGTGTCGGGGCGGGTGCTGAAGCACATCGAGGAGCAGCGTCCCGGCCTCCTGGAACGCCTCGGCGGCATCGACGGGGTGTGGGCCAAGGGCGGCCGCATCCTCCCGAACCCCACGGCCGAAGAGCCCTGGGCGCGCCCCTGGCTGGTGATCGACCTCGATCCGGCGACCGCCCTGGTGGCGGAGGTGCGGGCCAACGGCCGCGGCATCGATCTGGTCAACATCATCGCCCCGGTCGAGCGCTCGCGCGTCAGCAAGGCCGAAAAACGCCTGGCGGCTTTGGGGATCAACGGTGACGATCTGAGGGTACCCGGGCCGGAGGGACGCACGCTTCCCTCATCCTCATCGGCATCGTCCATGGACGATGCCTCACGCGGCCTGCGATTTTCCGACGGTCGGCCCGGTGAGGAAAGTATAGGCACGGCGGCCGCCGGCGGCAAGGCCCGGCCGGAGACCTTCGACGAATGGAAGGCGCGCCAGCTGCGCCATTCGCTCGACTACGTGCGCGAGCAGGAAGCGACCTGGCAGGCCCTGGCGAAGGGCGAAATCGATCGTGTCGAGGCGGGCCGGCGCCTGGATGCCGAGCTGAAATGGACCACGCCCGACGACATCAAGGCGCGGCTGGCCGAACTCGGCGAGATGCGCGCCCGCCTCGAGCGCGGCGATCTGGGAACCGCCGACGACGCCCTGCGCATGATCTACGACGACCATGCCGCGAACGGCACCCTGCGGACGGTCGGCGAGCCCGGGCCCGGCGCCGGCGGATCGGTCGGCGCCGCCCTGGCCGACGACACCAATCTTGCCGCCGAAACCCTGAAGGGGGCGCTCGGGGTTGAGAACTTGCCCGGCGTCCGCCACCAGGATCCGCTGATCCGCCTCATCCATTCGCCGTCGCTGGCCGCCCGGCGCATCATCCAGCGCCTGGCCGAGAACCCGCTGATGATGGCCAAGAACGCTGAAGGCAAGGCCTCGGCGGTGGCGGTCGAGACCAGGATCAAGATGTGGCAATCCAACCTGGCCCGGGCCGTCACCGCGATGGACGATGCCTTCGTGCGGCACCGCCTGGGGCGCGAACGGCGTTCGCTGGACATCGCCCGCATCGGCGCCGCCGACACGTTTGGACAGGTCCCTCAGGGCAAGCTGTCGCGCCGCCAGTTCAGCGAGGAGGTTGCCCGCGCCATGCGGCGCGACGACCGGCACCCGGTCCCCGAAGTCGCCGAGGCGGCGGCCGCCATGCGCCGCGAGGTCTTCGATCCGCTCAAGGAGCAGGCCATCGATCTCGGCCTGCTGCCGGAGGGCGTCTCGGTCGAGACCGCCGCCTCCTACCTGATGCGCGTCTACAACAGCGAGAAGATTTCGGCCCGCCGCCACGAATGGCGCGCCATCGTCACCCGCTGGCTGGGCGAGGAGCAGACGGTCAAGGATGGCATCCGCCAGCGCGTGACCGAGCTGCTCGACCAGCATGGCGAGCTGACGCGGGCGATCCGCAAGCTCGAGGGCCAGATCGAGGGGCGGCAGGGCACGCTCGAGAAGGTCGAGGCCCGTCGCGAGGTTGCCTCGCGGCTCAATCAGTTCGCCTGGCGGCGCTCCGAGCGGATGTCCGAGCCGCTCGACCGGCTGCACGCCGAAATCGTGCGGATCGGCGAGGCGGTCGCCCCGGTGATGGCCAAGCTGGGCGAGCTTGCCGACGCCATCCGGGCCGAGAAGAACCTGCACCCCGAACTGAAGCAGATCGAGGCGACCATGTATCGCCTGATCGGTGCCAACCGGAAGCTGGCCGAGGGGCGCGAGATCATCGACCTGGTCGAGGGCGTCGAGGATTACGCCCGGGCCATCGAGGAGATGCGCGGCGGCTTCGCCGAGGGGATCAAGTCGGCGCGGCAGCAATCCCGCCTGGCGCGCCACGCCCTCGGCCTCGACGACCTGGTGCAGCTGGAGAAGGCCCGGGCCGACCTCGGCAAGTCCATCCGGCCGTACCGCAAGGCGCTCGACAAGGCGACCAAGGAATACCGGCAGATCCGCGAGCGTCGTATCGACCAGGCGCGCGGCGGGGCCGTCTTCGAGACCCGGATCCGCCAGGAGGTCAACAGCCTCGCCGACCAGGCCTCGGGCAAGGCGCATGCCGTCGGCACGCTCGAGGCCAAGCTGGCGGAAAAGCAGGCGCGTCTGGACCGGGTACGCGCCGACATCGAGAAGGCGGTCGGCGAGTGGAACGGCAACACCTCGAAGGGGGCGAAGAAGGCGCTTCAGCGGCGCGGGGAGAAGGAGGCCAGCCGTTCCCCCGACAAGCCGCGGCTGAAGGAAGCGGACAAGACGGTGCTGAAGGCGGCACGCGGCATCACCCGGGCGATGACCCGGATGGAGCTGCAGGAGCTCGAGGACCTGGCGGACGAAATCACCGACCGCATTCTCGGCACTCCCGCCGGGCGGCTGCCCTATGACGCCCACAAGGCTGACGCCGGCGGCGGGCACGGGGGGCGGACCGACACGCGCGGGCCGCTCAAGGCTCGCACCTTCGCCATCCCCGACCACCTGATCGAGGATTTCCTCGAGAACGACGTCGACGTGCTGGCCAGGATCTACACCCGCACCATGGCCACCGACACCGAGCTGGTTCGCCAGTTCGGCACCACCGACCTGGTCGACCAGCTGGGCGACGTGCGGCGCGAATACGCGCAAGCCATCGCCCGGGCCGACAGCGAGGTCGCGCGCACCAAGCTCAAGGCTCGCATGGATGCCGACATCCGCGATCTCGCCGCCATCCGCGACCGGCTGCGCGGTACCTTCGCGTTGCCGGCCAATCCCGACGGGATGATCGTCCGTGCCTCGCGCGTGGTGCGGAACATCAACTACCTGCGCCTGATGGGCGGCATGACCATCTCCGCGATCCCCGACCTGGGGCGCGCCGTCATGGTGCATGGGTTCTCACGGGTGTTCGGCGACGGCCTGCAGCCGCTGCTGGCCAACATGAAGGGCTTCAAGCTCGCGGCCGAGGAAGCGCGTCTCGCCGGCGCCGGCCTCGACCTGGTGCTCGACAGCCGCGCCATGCAGCTGGCCGATGTCTGGGACGATTACGGCCGCCACTCCAAGTTCGAGCGCGGCGTCCAGGCGCTCACCAACCAGTACGGCCTGGTCACGCTGATGGCGCCGTGGAACGCGGCCATGAAGCAGTTCGCCGGGGTCGTCACGCAGACCCGGATGCTGAAGGCCATCCAGGCGGTCGCCGCCGGGCATCCGGTCGCGGCCGAGGCCGAGCGGCTCGCCTTCCTCGGCATTGACCGCGACATGGCCGCGCGGATCGCCGAGCAGTTCGCCGGGCATGGCCAGAAGCAGGCGGGCGGCGTCCTGTGGGCCAACACCCTGGGATGGACCGACCGCGAGGCCGTCGATGCCTTCCGCGCCGGCGTGCTGAAGGAGGTCGACCGCATCATCGTCACCCCGGGCCAGGATCGGCCGCTGTGGATGTCGACCGAACTCGGCAAGCTGATCGGGCAGTTCAAGACGTTCTCGCTGGCCTCGACGCAGCGCGTCGCCCTGGCGGCCCTGCAGCAGCGGGATGCGGCGGCGCTCAACGGCACGCTGCTGTCGGTCGGGCTCGGCATGATGTCCTACGCCACCTATTCGGCCTTCAGCGGCCGAGATCTGTCCGACGATCCCAAGGATTGGGTGGTCGAGGGCGTCAATCGCTCCGGCGTGCTGTTCTGGCTCACCGACGTCATGGCCACGGGCGGCAAGCTGGCGGGCTTTTCCGGCGGCAGCCGCTATGCCAGCCGCTCCTCGACCGAGGCCCTGCTGGGGCCGACCCTCGGCGCCGGCCTCGACAACACCGTGCGCGTGGTCCATGCCGGCGCCAGCGGCGAATGGAAGGCCGGCGACACCCGGGCGCTGCGCCGGCTGCTCCCCTATCAGAACCTCTTCTTCCTGCGCCGGGTTTTCGACAAGGCGGAAGAGGGCCTGAACGACGCGCTGGGGGTGCCGGCGCGATGAGGGAGAGCCGCCGCTGGACACGGAGCGAGGATCGCGCGCTGGCGCTGAAGGTGGCCGGGGGGGTTCCCTATCGCGCCATCGCGTCGGAGCTCGACCGCCCCTACCACGGCGTCAAGAACAGGGTGAAGGTGCTGTTTCAGGCCGGCGTGCTGCGCAAGGAATGGGGCTTCCGCGACGGCGCCCGGATCCGAAACGGGATCATCACCAAGTCCTACGAATACGAGGTTGCCGACATCCGGCTGATCGATGAGCTTCATCGGCAGGTGGAAGCCCGTTGGGTCGAAAGCCACGGCAGCTACACGGCCGAAGAGGACGCGATCATCATCGAGATGTTCGCTGCTGGCGCGCCGATCGGAAAGATCGCCGCCCGGCTGACGGCCATTACCAACCGCTCGCGCAACGCCCGCTCCGTCACCGGCCGCCTGATCCGCCTGCGAGAGGAAGGGCGGGTCGGCTATCGCATCGACCCTCCCCCCTTCGCCGGCGAGGCGCGGCCGGTGTGGGCGCCCGAGGAAGAGCAGGTCCTGCGCTTCCTCGCCGCCAAGCGCATCCCCTACGACCTCATCGCGTTCTGTCTGGATCGTCCCTTCGACCAGGTCGCCGGCAAGATCAAGCGCCTCGGCCTGCACTTCCGCAACCACCAGGAGGGCACCATGCCGCCGTTCCCCATCACTCCCGGCACCAAGCCGGTGAAGATCCCGAAAAGCCCCGAGCCGCCGGCACCGGCGCCCGAGGGCGTCTGAAATGGAGGGCGCAGTCCTCTGGCAGGTCCTGATCGTCATCGTCTTCCCCCTGGGCGCCGGGGCGTTCCTCTTCCTCTACAACCGCGGGGAAAAGCACGCCGACGACGTCTGGAAGGCGGTCAACGCGATCCGCGCCGACCTCACGCACCACAAGGTCGAGGTCGAGCGCCGCTTCGTCACCGGCGAGGACATCGAGAAGCTCCGTCGCGAGCTGCTCGAGCACCTGGTGCGCATCGAAACCAAGCTCGACCGCAAGCCGGCTCGGGCAACCAGCTAAGGAGGATCGAATGGACGATTTTCTGCCTGAACTGGTCGAGGACCTTCGTCGCGACGAAGGCTTTCGATCGAAGCCTTACCACTGCCCGGCCGGCAAGCTGACGATCGGCTACGGGCGCAACATCGAGGACAACGGCATCACCGAGCGCGAGGCCCGCGTCCTGCTGGGCAACGACGCCGTCGCCGCCATCCAGGAGCTGCGGCAGCATCTCGGCTGGTTCGATGGCCTCTCGCCCGCGCGGAAGCGTGCGCTGGCCAACATGGCCTTCAATCTGGGCTGGCCTCGCCTGTCGGGCTTTCGCAACATGCTGGCGGCGATGGCCGAGGGCGACTTCGGCCGTGCGGCCACCGAGGCCGAGAACAGCGCCTGGTTTCGCCAGGTCGGCGATCGCGCCCGTCGCATCGTCGCGATGATCCGGGAGGGCTGACGCCATGGCCCTCCCCCTCATCCCGCTCGCCCTCAGGCTGGCGGCCGAGTTCGCTCCGGGCCTGGTGCGCTCCCTCGCCGGCGACAAGGCGGCCGACGTGGCTGGCCAAGTCATCAAGGCGGCCGAGACGGCGACCGGCGTCACCTTCGCCGATCCGGCCGACGGCGACCGCGCAATGGCCATCCTGCGCGAGCGCCCCGAGCTGCTGACGCAGTTCAAGCGCGACATGGCCACCCTGGAAGTCGAGCTCGAGAAGGCCTATCTGGCGGATCGACAGGACGCACGATCGCGCGACGTCGAGCTGGCCAAGGTCGGGCGAAAGAACGTCCGGGCGGATGCCATGGTGATCGTCGCCTTCGTGGCGGTGGTTGCGATCGCCGCCCTGCTGGCCTTGGGCAAGGTCGACGGCAACACGGCGGCCGGCGGGTTCCTGATCTCGGTCGGCGGCATGTTCGCCCGGAACATCGGCACGGCTTTCGATTTCGAGTTCGGCAGCTCGCGCGGCTCGGAGCAGAAGAACATGTTGCTTGCGCAAGCACCCTCGATTGGCGGAAAGTGA